ACAATCATACGGAATACGCCGCCCTTGATAGAGATACGCTTGCTGGTAGGGCCGCCGCCCATGATAGCTTTAGTAGTATCGTCCAGTTGCACGGCGCGCAAGTGCACAGGAAGGTTCTGGCTAAAAATAGTCAGTTCAGACATTTGATATGCTCCTTATTTACGGCGAATAGAGACAGTGTATTTGCTGTCTACGTTAAGACCTGCAGGCAAGAGGTCGGGGTTTTCTTCAAGAAACTGCTGCATGTTCAATTGGCTGATGCGCCGCTCAAACAAATCCAGTGCATTGTGTTCCTTGACAAAATTGTGAAACGAGTGCCAGTCGCTAGTCCAAAACTTCTTATGAACCTTGCGGCTAACTGTACCGTGCTCGGTACGCAGACTATCTGCACCTACTAACTTACACATCTCCAGCAATTCTCTTTCAATCAACTCAAGCTGCTCTTTGAGTTCGGCGTCTTTCTTGTCGTACTCTTGGGCAAGCTCGCTCCGCTTATCGCGGATTTTTACGTACACCTTGACCAGTCGGTCAGCAGTGGCTTCCATAAACCCTCCTAAACGTTACGACTAAATTCTAGTACCTTCACTTTACAATGTCAAGCATCAGAGTCAAGATTTTTGTACAAATCGACCACACGTGAATGAACGTCAATGTTCCCTTGCAGCATCGTGTACACCTTTTTCTCTACTTCCGACCCCTGCAGGTGCACCACCGTACATGGGTTTCTTTGACCGGAACGATGCACTCTGGCGTTGGCTTGCATGTAGATTTCGCACGATGTAATCGGACCCCACCACACCACGACGTTGGCGGCTGTAAGAGTCACACCATGTGCTGCGGCTTGCGGTTGGATGATTAGAACTTGCGGGTCATGCTCGGTCTGGAACTTATTGAATATGTCGGTGCGTCTTGTGACGGGAACTTTCCCGTTGATAACTTCCGCAGAAATCCCTGCCTTCGTTAGTTCTTCATGGATGATATGTATAGCATGTGTATACGCAACAAATACTAAGACCTTATTGGATGCTTCTTCAATAACTTCTTTTAGTGCGTCTACTCTATTCTTAGCATCAAACGCAACAATCTCGCCGGTATCCGAGTACACGGCACCACAAGACAGTTGTAGAAGTTTGTTTAGAGTAGCTGCAGCGTTGACCGCCGTAATCTCTTCCCCTGCCGCGGTAGCCATCATCTGTTGCTTGATTAGCTTGTAATACTTTCTTTGCTGCGGGGTAAGCGGTACTTCTCTAGTGGTGTAGGTCATCTCCGGTAGGTCCAAGCACTCTTCCTTAGTGAACCGGATAGCCGGTTGCAGGGCTTGGTGAACTACATCTTCGGACCTTGGGCGAGGAACCCATTTGAACTGAGTGACGCGCTGCATCACCATGTCTTTGAACCCACCAGAGAATTTAGGCACGCCGCTTGGGTTGACCATTTTAGCCAGCCCGTATGCGTCCATCGGTGACTGAGCGGCGGGAGTACCTGTCAGCATCCACAGCCAAGTCCTTGGTTTTACTAACTTATTTATTATTTTCCATCTGTTTGTGTTGGGGTTCTTCAGCGCGTTGCACTCGTCGATAACAATCAAGTCAAAGTTCGCTTCGTCCAGTGCGTCGAACACAATCTCTGTGCCGTCAAAATTAATAATCACAAACTCGGCGCCGCTCTTAATAGCCTCGATGCGCTTCTCTCTGGAATGGCTATGTGCTATCGCGGTGGTTCGGTGCATCGCAAACTTAAACAGGTCGTTCTGCCAAGCTGACTGCATGATAGACAGCGGACAAATAACCAGTACCCGTTTGACCTGCCCTATGTTCATCAAGTAGTCCGCAGCCCAGATGACGCTCGATGTCTTGCCCGTGCCTTGTTCGTTAAAACAAAACGCCTTGCGGTGCAGGGTCAAGAATGATGCGGTTTTCTTTTGGTGGGCAAACGGTCTATGTAGGCCGGGCCAGTCGTAGTGCGCCTCGATAGGAGACGGTACGTTCTTGATTCTAAGATTTTTTAATACTTGTGCTTCTTCTAGACCCCACTTCACTAGCAATGAACCATCATCTAGAAGTTTACTTTTGGGGATTACTGCTGTGACTCGCTCGGGGTTTTTAAGCCGGAGCAAAAGCCCTTTGTCTTCAATTATCTGCATCGTTTTCCCAATAGCATATAGAACCAAATCGACGTATCGACTGGCTCCAGCAGACTACTTACCCGCTTTACAGCTTACTTCTTCTCGCCCTTCTTGTGCCCATTACGTGCACGATTCTTGGACGGGGATACCAAACGAATACCATCTGCGTTGCTGCCGCCCTTGCTCAACATCTTAACGTGGTCGATGTCTTTGCCCTTGCGGTCAACGCCTTTCTTATCCAATTTCCTGCGCGCCCGCTGACGTTCCATACGGTCGTCGTGCTCCCCACGCTTCTTCTGCATGTCATACTCGTGCTTGTACGGGCGGGGGGATTTAGTGTAGGGCATTGAAATTAAGCGCGTCCATTGTGTGGACAGTCTACTACAGGGCAGTGCCCACGACAAGTAAAGTTAGGCTTTTGGTTCCATACATCCTTCTCGATGGCTACTTCCAACCGCTTCGTGTCTTCCAACCACTTCATCCAGTACACGTGCTGCTGGTCGCTATCGTAGTTGGACTTAATAAATTCTTCCGGCACGACGAACAGCAGGCCCGCCTTTACTTTCTTGACTTCGGGGAAGTGTTTGAACACTGCCAAAGATAAAATCTCTAGCTGTTTGCTATCGGCGTACTTGCTGCTCTTACCTGTCTTGTAGTCCACAAGATATGCCTTTTCTCCATTCACAATCAGCAGGTCGGCGATACCGCGCCACCACACCAACGGGTCGAAGAATCCGCACGGCTTTAGATTTTCCTGCAGGCCCAGCTTGTGTTCGCAATACCGAGTGCCTTCAATAGCCTTCAACGGGTCAAGCTGTACCTTGTATTGCGAAAACTTCTCTGGTAGCGGAGTATCACTCTGCATGTACTCTTCAAAGGCTTTATGCGCGGCGTTGCCGTACAGCAGGTGTTCGCTGTCAGGTTCTTTAACATCTTTCTTGATGCGCAGCCGGTAGTACTTATGCGGACACTGCAAGAACAGATTCAAATTACTGTACGACCATGTGTACTTTGCCACGTTAGCAATCCCCGTAACTTTCGCCCATACCAGATTCACAATTCAACGGGAGGCCATCCGCCCATTTAGGCGTGGCGCGCATGCACTGCTCTACATAATCTCTGGCTTGCTGTGCTATTTCTTTCTTTGCAACACACGCTACAGCATCGTGCACAGTGAGCACCACTTTGTACTTGCTATTTATTTTAACTAGCTGTTCGGCGATGACGCAGCGGGCAAGTGCTTGGCAAATGTTTTCTACAATCTTGCCGCCATAAATTTTTACCGCGCCTCGACGGGTAGGATAAACGTATTGTTCTTTACCGGTTTCGTCTATCTGCTTAGTCAAACCATCATACCGTTGCCACAGCCCGTTGGGTAACAAGAACCCGCTTCTAGACGGGTCAAACTCCAGAACGCCCGCGCGGCCCAAATTACTAACCGTTTTAGTAACAATGCAACCCAAACATTTTTGTGCTTGCTTCCAAAGCTCAGGTATGCGCGGGTACGTTTCTCGATACACAGTAATAATTCTTTTGGCTTCTTCTAGGTCTGTATCAACGCCGAATGTCTTCAACTGCGCTTGGAACTTTGCCGCACCCATGCCGTACCCTGCGCCAAGAATCGTGGTCTTACCAACAAACCGTTCTTCCTTCGTAATTTCTTCTGCGGGCTTGGCGTAGATGCTGGACGCCATAATCTTGTACACATCCTCACCATTGGCGAATGCAGTAACCAAATCGTCCTGACCAGCAAGCCACGCCAAGATACGCGCTTCAATCTGCGATGAGTCCGAATCGATAAGCAAATGCCCGGCTGGTGCGCGGATTGATTGTTTTAATTTATTACCGTTAGCGCCACGCGACGGCAGGTTCTGCAAATTAATTTTGTCGTCACCACCCCACCGTCCGGTGTGTGCCGCGTAGTATCGCAAGGGTACTGGCATCAATCCTCGGCGGCCAATGTTGATGAAGCGTTCAGTTCGTGACTCTTCCAGCGTTGTCTTGGTCCCAAGGCGAGCGGCAACAAGGGTCTGCACTCTAGCGTCGGGGTGCTCCAACAATGCTTTGAACTCTTCATCAGTCTTGGCG